CATACCAACGTCTGGATTCGGGCATGATTCAACTGTTGGACTGCAAGCGGGAATGGTTCGATCAAGACCACTTCGACGGCCGGCAGAAAATGTATGGTGATCTGAAGTGGCAAAACCTCGGCAGTGACGCCGCGGTGAAAGGCGGCCCGCATGCCTGAACCCGGATCGCCCGAGTGGAAAGCCCGCCGGGCACAGATCCTCACGGACGAATTGAGCCAGCCGCTGCGCTGGTTCTACCTGAGTTTCGCGGATGACGACGGATTCCGCGGCGCGGCGATCGTCGAAGCGCACGGTGAAATGCACGCGATGGAACTGACGCACAAACTCGGCATCAGTCCCGGTGGGCAGATAGCAGCGTGGGAAGTACCAGAGGGCGCGCCACTGCCCGAAGCCGCAAAAAACCGGCTCTTGAGCAAGCAGGATTTAGACCGCCTGTTCGGCGCCGACAACGTGGTGCATCCGGAATGAGAAGGGCGCATGAAACCTAACCCGATAGAAGCACTTAGCGAAGCCGAACATGAATTCAGCCAGTATCGGCTGGATAATATGAACCAGAGCGAGATCGACGTCGATCTAGCCCTGGCGCAAGTTCGTTGCCTCGCGAGTATTGCGGTTTCGCTTGAGAAAATTGCCGCGCTGCTCTCAAAGCGAAAACCATGAAACCCGCCGCCCGAGCCACGCAGCCCGCACCGGCGCCGCCGCGCCGCGGCCGGCCGCCGGCGCCCACCGTACCCAGGATTGAGGCGCCGCCCTCCGTCGAAGTCGCCGTCTCCGTCGACCGCCAGCAGCGCAAGATGGTGGACGAGTACGGCGAACTGGACCGCCGCCTGCAAATGCAGGCGCCGGATACGGCCCGCTACGAGGTGCTGAAGCGCGCCATCAAGTCGTGGTTCGACGGCGCGCCGGCCGATGCCGATGGCATCGTCGAAGGCCGGGTCTACCGGCTGCACCTCTCGGCGCGGGAACGCGAGCGGCGCGTGCGCAGCATGCGCGACCTGGTGGGCGTGATCGGGCTCGATAAGTTCCTGGAGTTAGCGAACGTGCCGATCGGCGCACTCGAAGATCTGCTCGGCAAGACGCGCGCGGCGGGCCTCGTGGCCGAGGCGCGCACCGGGTCGCGGCGAATAAAGGCCGTCCCGAAGCGGGCGGCGGGGAAGGATTGAATGGCACAACCACGCTACAACGCAGCGTTGCAGGAGTTCATCCGCCAGTGGCGGCCGCACGATCCGGAACTCGACAAGCGATTTATCGAAGGCATTAAGCACCTGCTTGCGGCCATCCTGAAGCCGCCAGCAAATGTCTTTGAAGTGGAAACGATCCTGTCAGACTCTGGCGGCAAGGTCGTTGTGAGGCTGGGAGACTACGCGCCGCAATTGGACCCGCTCGATGCGCAGCACTTGGCGCTGTCCCTCATGGAAGCCGCCACTTCAGCCCGTACGGAGTCCTGGCTGATGCGCTTTCTGCTGGAACGGCTTTCCACTGACCACGATGTCGCCGCGCGTATGATTGCAGAGTTCCGCGGCTATCGCGTTGAGGAAATGGAACGGGAACTGGCGGGGGATTTCGAGCGGCGGTCGGTGCCGCCGGCTGGGAAATCATGAGCTACGATCGCGATACGAAGTTGATGGTAAGGGCGATTTGGGCGCTGCTGGCGTTGAACGGCGGGCTGGGAATCGAGCGGGCATGGCATCGCGACTGGGGCACCATGGTCGCGTACTTGATCTGGTTCGGCAACCTCCGCTTGTGGCTACGCCACACTAAGGTCCAGCAACGCACGCGCGATTTGATGCGTCTGCACGAGGCAGCTTTCATGAAAGTGCTGGAAACCGCCGCCGGCGAACGCGAGGACGTCTGAAATTGGTTATACGGCTGTCTTGTCTGACCGCCAGAACAGCGATGTGGGTTCGCTGGGCCGGTCGAGTTTGCGCTGAGTGCGCATGCCCATCCTGAAGCACATGATGGCCACCTGGTAGGCCCAGTCTGGCAGCACGGGGCCCTTGACCTGGAGCGCTGAGGCGATATCGCCAACGTAGCCCGGCAACTCGCGGTTGATCTCTTCGTACTCGTCTTCTATGCAATGGGTCATGAGTTCGCCAAAGTTCGGATCGCGACGTGCGCGCACCGTCTCCTGGTCGTATTCTTGGCTTGCCGCGAGCAGCGCTTCGTCGATTGTCATAGGCAGTGAAATTATCGCAGGCAGTGCAGCAGCGCGGCCGCGAGGATCAGGTTGAGCGGGCGGCATCAGTGGCAAATAGAACTCCGCAACCGCACGGGCACTCGGTCAGTCTGACCACATTGCAGACTACCGCCCTACAGACTCGGCAATGATCTCCGTTTACCGGAAACGGGCCGAGATTGCCACGTCCACATAGGCCGCAGATGAATTTGATCCCTGTATTACTGTCGCGCTCCGCGGGACACGCGAATGCGACGTTAGGGCCTTTCCTGACGGCTACCCTCACGGTCTGGAACGGGTAAGTAGTCATCGCAGGCAGTGCAGCAGCGCGGCCGCCAGAACCACGTTGACCAGCACTGACAACGCCAGCAGGCGCCGGTAGCGCAAGATTTCGCGGTACGGTGTCCAGGACCGCTCTTTGAGCATGTCGTCATTTTCCTTCATCGGTCGCCAACGGTCCACGCTACCAGCATCACCAGCAGGAAGAGCAGCAGACCGGGCCAGCCGCCGGCGATCGCGCGCACGTACTCCCTCACAAATCCTCCGACTGAATGCCCACCTGGCGCAGCCACTCGCAGTCGACCGCGGAAAAGCGCTGATCGACGTGCCATTCCACCAGAGCCTCGAGGTACGCCTCGAGGCTTGCGAACGATTCCAGGCGCGGTTTAAGCGGCATTGCGGCCCGCCTGTTTGCTAGCGTTGATATACGCTGTAACAACGAAGGAGCGAACGTCATCGGCTTTTACTGCGTGTCCATGACGTTCGCTCGCTGTCTTCAGGACCGCGGCGTAAACGTCGACCAGTGCCGTCGTCTCCATGATCAGCCGCGAAGAGAACTCCGCGACCGCCGGCGCGATGCGGACACTTTCCGGGGACTGTCCGGAAAAGCGGACACTTTCCGGCAGATTAGCGGACACTTTCCGGACACTTTCCGGCAGATTAGCGGACACTTTCCGGAAACTGTCCGCTTTTCGGACACTTTCCGGCGGCGCCATGATCGCAAGCGTGCCGTCGCCATGTTCGCCAACGGTCTGCGCCTTCCGGCGCTGCACCATGTCGATCGAGGCGCGGAGTTGCTCCTCGAGCGTGGGCGTGGGCGCGGGCTCGTTGGCCGCTTCCGGCGAGTAATACAACTGCTCGGGCAATTTGCTCTTGAACGTCGCCGGCGGCCGCGGCGCTGCGAGCTGCGACGGCGCCGCGGACATGCGTTCGCGGGAGACGGCAAACTCCGTCAGGCGCCCGTTCTTGCGCTTGCAGATCCAGAAGCACTCGCCCTTCTCGAGGTGCAGCGCGTTGATCCGCGCCGAGGTCAGCGGCGTGACGTACATCACGCGGCCGTCTGTGGTGCTGAACATGTGGCGGTCGTCGCCGTTCTCAAACTGGCTCGGGAAGACCCGCGGTTCGGTGAAGCGCAGCGCGCACTCCACCGGGACATTGAAATCGAATTTAATGACGTCGGACATTAGAGAACCTCCACGTATTCGGAACCATTCCAGGTGAGTTGAACTTCGATGAATTTGTGCCCGTTCCAGCGATCGACCACGACGTGCCACGCAGGGCTGGCGACGAAGGTGTCGCCGGGCCTGCTGAGTGGCGCCGTGCAGAATGCCGCGGAGTTGCCAGAGGCTGCGCGGTGATCCTCGTGCGGCTCACCGCACATGCCGCATGGATCATGCGGCAAACGGCCGGGAGAAGAAAAGGACGCCATGAAGGCGCCCGCGGGAATGCCGTTGCGGCGTGCCATTATGCGGCCCTCCGATCGTGGACGCAGCAACCGCGGTTGTCGTATTCGTCGACGTCGATGCGACGGCAGGAGCATTCCCGCAGCCACTCTTCCTCGAGCAACTGCGCTTCGCAGTTCGCGATGCAAGCCGGGCACGCGAAGATGTCCCAGTCAGGCTGGAACGTGAGAGACGCGGCCTCCTCGCCGCAACCCTCGCACTCGTGCGCCTCGGTCATTGCGGGCGGAAAGTCGCGCCCTTCGTCGTAGTCAATGTAGTCGATGAGTTCCATGTTTTTCTCTCTCGGTTTAAAGCCCCTCGGCTCTATTAAAAGTATATGATGATGAGGAGGATGAATGCAAGAGAAATGTTCAGAAAAGTTTTAGAGTATGATGAGGATGATGACTACTAGGAAAAAAGACGCAACGGTGAAATGCCTACGCTGCGGGCATGAGTGGATGAAGCGGACACCAGACCGGCCCAAGGCCTGCCCAAACTGTAAGCAGACTAAGTGGGACGTGCCCAGCCGCTGGGCCGGCGCCCGGAAACTACAGTAGAATCGGCCATATGCCCGCGAAGAAAACAACGCCGTCGCGCGTGGCCGTCTTCCTGGAAGCCTACGCCGGCACCGGCAGTGTGACGGCCGCGGCCAAGGCGGCCGGGATCGACAAGAGCATGCACTACCGGCGCCTGGAGACGGATCCCGAATACCGCAAGAGATTCGAGGCGCTACAGGACCGGGTCGGGCAGGAGCTCGAGGACGTGCTGATCGATCGCGCGATCAATGGCGTCAAACGGCAGCTCCACTGGCGCGGCAAGCCGATGAAGACGCGCAACGGTCACCTGGTCTATGAGATCGAATACGACAACCAACTCGGCGTGACGCTCGCGAAGCGCTTCCGGCCGAAGCTCTACCGTGAACACGTCGTCCAGGAACACACCGGCAGCATCAACCTCGTGGAGCGGCTGGAAGCCGCCCGCGCCCGTCTGGTCGCGGTGAAGCGCGAGGAAGACGCGAAGGCGGCCGGGTAAGATGATTGCGGATTAATGCGGATTTGTCCTGCTTAGGCGCCCAAGGAAAGCAGATCCGCAAACATCAACAACAACGTTTTGCAATCAAAATCGATCTAACCCACAGTAGGCATTGCCCTTAGGCGAAAAACAGTGGTTTTTATGGCCGGTTTTCCGTCGCATCTGTCGCATTTGAGGTGCGCGAAGCGCACAATTTGCGGAATGTCCGCGATGTCCGGATTGTCGACATATTCAGACAAACAGGTTGTGTTTGTCTATTTCCATTTTTTGAGACGATGCGCGCGGTCTTCGTTCGCGGCCTCGGTGAGTTTCGCGTAAACCATCGTGCTGCGAATGTCGGCGTGGCCGAGGTGATGCTGCACGTCAACTATGCTCTCCTTCAGCACCGATAGCATGATCGTGCCGCATGTGTGCTTGAGCGCGTGAAAGTGCGCCTTCTCTTCGGGAATGCCGGCGAGCTTGCAGTATCGCTTGGTCAGGTAGTGCAGCATGGTGCGCCCGATGCGGCCGTGATTGCGGGATAGAAACATCGGGCCTGGCGCCACGCCGCGCTTCTTCACCCAGGCGCGGATCGCCTCGGCCGCGGCTTCGACCAGCAGCGTGTCGCCGCCGAAGCTCCCCTTCAGACGCTCGATCACCAGGCGGTCGTAGTCCTTGCGCTGGCTCGGCCGGTAGTCGCGCATCTGAATCAGCCCGATCTCGGAAGCGCGCAGGCCGTGATGGTAGGCGAGCCGGAAGATGGCGTGGTCGCGGACACTGGCTTTTGTGGCCTCAAGGACGGCTTGTATCTCGTGCTCCATCAAGTACTTAGGAGGGCTCTTCCGTTTATCGCCCAGTTGAACATTATAAGGATTGTGTTCAACTGGCTCTGAAAACTGCCCATTTTCCCCAATGTTTTTGCAGCGCATAGGCTCGGATCTCCGTTGTAATGTTCAACTCAGCGGCTACTACGTTAGCGCACCCGAGATCCGGTTGAAAGGCCTTCTGGCGGGTATTGAGGCGGGAACGATGGCTGGAGTAATGGTAAATACAGGCGTGCGCAGTGTCAACCCGGCGGCCCGCCCGCTACCACGCCGGGCCCCAACTCACGTAGTGACTCACGTGAGTTTTTGCGTGAGTTCTCGCCGCGCTACCACGCGGGGTGGCTCACCGGCAAGATCAGAAAGGCTAACTGATCTGATCTGATCGCAACTGAGCGGCTACCACGCGGGGTGGCTCACCGGGTGAGCCTGGGGGGAGGCTTCAGGTGTAACCACTTGCGCCACTCGGCCGCTTCACCGCCGGCATCTACGATGCGCGCCATGTGCTCGCAATAGTCCGCGGCCGCGAGCGTCACGTAGCGGATCATCGGCTTCGGGCCGGAAAACGACAAGCGGGGGTCATTCGTCGCGAGTAACCAATCCGCGAGGTCTTTCAAGAACCGCTGTTCCGGGTTCACGGGCAGGAGTGTTTGCGGAGTTCCGCGGTGTGCCGGGTGTACTTGCCGCACCGGCAGCGATCGAGCGATCGCGGCCGGCCGGGGTTGGTAGCGCCTGGCTTCGCCCAGCGGCGCTTCGCAAGTTCGCGCATGGCGCGCGAGATCAGGGATTTAGTCATTTCAAGCCGCTCGCTTTCTGCGGATGCGCTTGCCGCCCGGGGCCATGTCGCCGCGAAGGAAGCCGGCGATGGTCAGATCTTCATCAACTTGTGGCCAATGGATTCCGTAACCGTTGCCGAGCCATTGGAAATCGTTCCGCTCGGCTTCGGTAGCGTTCAAAAGGCGCGGATACCAGGAGAGCGGAACGGTAATGGTGCGTCCATCGGCGAGCTTACAGGTAAGTTCATTGTGCGCGAAGGAGAGAGAGACACCCCGCACTTTTTCATCGTCCAAAGTAGCCATTCCAGAGTTCCATCCATTTCTTGTGATTTTCGATCACGATGTTTTCGATCCGCCGCAACTCACGAGTGCTGAAATTCTTGTTGTACGCCTGGCTTACCGGATTGAGCCAGAACTTCGCTTCCGCCCGCTCCCGCCAGACATGCACGTGTGGGCGCTCGTGTCTGTCGCCGCTGAAGAACGAGAAGCGGTAAGGTCCGATGATCGCGATTGTTGGCACTAAGATGATTATACCGCATTTCTATACATGGCGCTATAAAATCGCATGCGCAGACGCAAAAAAACAGGGCGCCCGGCGTGGGCGCCCTGCTGGAATGGTCGGAGAAGGAAGTGCGGCCGCTATTCGGGCTGCATCAGTTCTTTGAGGGTTTTACTGCGGCGGCTTACTTCTTTGCGCGGGCCTGGCGAACTTCGTCCCGATACTCTTTGCGGAACTGTTTCAGGGCCGCGTCCAGTTTTTCCGGAGTTGGCATCCGGCCCTCGCGCTTCAGGCGAGCCACGATCGACTCCATCTTCTGCGCGCTGAACTTTTCCGAGTCGTTTTTTTGCGGCGTCTGCATAAGAGGCACTCTGGGCGGCGATACCGTATTTACGGTACAGCTTCTGCTCAGTGTACCAGAGCACTGCCTGTAACTCGTCTACCTCGAGTCCTAGAACTCCCGCGACTTTCGCCGCGGTTTCGCGCATCAGATTGCGCTCAGTTTCATTCCGCGGGTCATCTTGCAGAAGAGGCTTGCCTGTTTTCTTATCGAGCTTTATGTTGCCGTTTTGGTCGGTGTCCATCATGGTGCCCATCCACCGGTTCCAGGTGCGGCTCCACCACTTATCCGCAGTCAGTTCCGTATGGATGCCGTTGAGATTGGAGCCGAAGGAGCCCACCTTCTCGCCGAAGATGTAGGAACCGTAGCGCGGCTCATTGCTACCAACCGGCACGTCAGGGTAGTACTCGTGAAGCTCGGACACCGGGTGCTTGGTACGCAGCCATTCGACGGCGCCCGCTTCGCCCTTATCTGCCACCAGGGCTGAAAGCCGCCGCATCGCGCCGCGGTAACTGTTGGCGCGGAAGGTCAGACCGGTTCCCTCCGGGTTGCCGTATTCCGACGGCCGGTCCTTATCGTAGGCTGAGAATCTGCCGTCCCTCTTATAGAGATCCCAACCGCGCAGCGCCGCATCGAAGTTCAGTTCCGGGTCGACGCCGTTACTCGTGATGCCGAGCAGGTACTTGAACAGGCCCATAGTGTGCGGGTTCTTGAACTCGGGCCGCGCCTCGGTGAGCATCCGCTCCATTTCAGCGACGTCATCGGTGTACCATCCGCGGCCGTTGTCATCCTCTGCCAGCGCATAGCGGAGGTCTTCCGTCATGGACTCGAGCGCACGGGCTCTGCGCCGTGCGGGACTGGTGTCCTGGTCGAGCCGATACCGGCTATCCATCGACTTCTCGAGTGCATGCCCGAGGTCGCTGGTCATGAGCGATCCGCCGGCGCCCGTTGCCTTGAGTTTCAACGTGCGCGGCGCCTCTTCGCCACCCAGTACTTTTTCGCCGCGGCCCATCAGTTCCGCCAGGGACATGGGTGTGCCGCGGCGGCTGGGCGCTGCGCCTTCCTCGTCCGCGGTGAATTGCGCGACCTTTTCCGCCAGGCGATCGACGAAGGCCCGTGCCGGCGACGGCGGCGCGGTTGGCGGCGGTTCGCCCGCGGCCGGCGCGGCCGGTCCCTCGCTCTCGCGCAACTGGCGCACCCGGTCGACGATCTGCTGAACCTCGGTCATCGATTGCGGCCCGCGGACCTTCAACTGCCGGCCTAACGTATCGAGGACTCCGAGCGCTTCGGGATCCTCGGCAATGTCGTTCAGGTAATCGAGGTTGAAATCATGGATGCCGGCGAGATGCTGCGCGATCGTTTCGACCCGCCCTTCCGATGCGGTAGGCTTCGCCGGCCCTTCCTCCGCGATCTGCGCCACCGGACGCTGGCCCTGCTCCACCGCGGCCAGGGACTCGGCGAGCTGGCCCTCGAGGTCCGGTTCCGCCACGGGCGGCACCGCAGCCTTCCGGCGCGACGTGCGCGCGGTGCGCTTCGTCGCGAATTCGGCGGCCGCGGCCGCGGGTTCCTGCGCCTTGATGCCGCCGAGGTTTTCGCGGATCGTGGCGATATCCTCGGCGGTTGGTGCGGTCCCTCTGGGACTGCCGGCGCCCTCGGCCACCATGCCCCACTCGTGAGGCGCAATCGAATCGAGCGCGTCCGCGGTAATCTCCGGATCCATCCGCCGCAGGAAATCGAGCATGCGATCGGGCCTGGTCGAGGCCTCGAGCTGCGCGGCGATCTCCGCGGCCGCCGGTCTGCCGGCGGCTGGAGTAGGTGCGGCCACTGGCGGCTCCGCAGGGGGTGGCGGAGGGGTTTCCGCGGGAGCCGTTCCTAATTTATTAGGAATCGGCGCGGCCGGCGCCGTGTATTCGAGCGTGCCCAACGACGTAACGGGCGGCGCCGCGGCTTCCTCGGGCGTCACCGGCGCCTCGGGTGGTGGCTCTGGCGCGCCGCTGCGCAAGCGGTTCAGCAGTTCAGGGTTCTCGGCGCCCAGTTGCCGGGCCATGCCGATCATCTCGGCATCCGCGTTAAGCGGATCCTGCGCGCCGATGAAACGCAGGAGCAGGACGTCGTCTGGGGTTATTCCGCTATCACCGGGTGGCTGCGGTTCGGGTGGAGCGGCCGCGGGCCGTTCGCCGACCGGTGCGGCCTCTGCCGGCGCAGTCTCGGCCATCGAGGCACGCGCTGCTTGGTAGCCTTTCCTGACGCCGCGCCCGATCTGCCGGGCGCCCTGCGCCGCGGTTGTAAAACCGAGGCCGGCCTTCATCCCTTCAGGGATCGGCAGATACGATAGCCCGTAAGCCAGCAGTGCGTTTCCCGTGCCCTTGGCGACGTCCGGAGCGGCCGCCCTACCGCCGGCGCTGCCGGCTTTGATTGCGGTATCCAGGCCCGGAACGAACTCGCGAGCGGTCACCCCACCGGGATTCTGCGCGGATAGAAGGCCCATCGTGGTCGCATGGGCCAGCGCATCGGTATGGCTTGCGCCTTGCAGCCGTGCCTGCGCATAGGTCATTGCGGCGGCTCCGGTGAGGCGTACCGCCCTCGAGGCCGGTCCCATGACGTGAAGAGCCCCGCCGGTCGCGGCGCCGCTGGCGGCCGCCTCGAGTGCTGCCTGCCAGCCTTTATCGCCTTCGGTGATCGCGCCGATCGCCGCCATGCCGGCCACCGGCCCTGCAACGTGCGCGGCCACTGCATACTGTGGCAATTCCAGGACACCTTGCGTTAGGCCGCGGTTGATCTGGCTTGCCAGATCATTGCGGCCGCCGGCGAGGCGCTGCGCTTCCGCCTGCTGCGCTTGCTGCTGGTTACGTGCCCACTGCCCGAGGTCGCGCAACGGTGTGCCTTGCGGAAGGCCGGCGTATTTCTCGAGCAGGTTCT